ATCGGGCGTTTTGCCCATTCACCTTGTTATCGATCCACCATTTTGCTTCCGTGCGCTCCGCAATCATTCGCTTCGCAATGGCAATCAGATAATCCCGGAATTCATCGCTCTTTGCTTCCTGGATATCTTTTTGCACGTCCGTCATGGCATCGCGACGGAGTTTTTCAGCCCAAGCGACTTGCTTGGGTGAACCGCTCAGGGGCGGCAGATCACCGAAAAGACCAGCGGCTTCCTTTTCCTTAGCAGCCTTGTAGCAGGCAGGACAAACCGCCTCCTGCTGGAACCATTCGATTCGGCGTTGGCGATCCTCATAAGAACCGAATAATTGGACTCGATCAGAGTGGCCGCAGGAGTACGTTACGTTGTAGTGAGCCATGTCTTTTCTCCCGTGCGTTGTAGGTCCATGAGGGGCTTTTGTTTTTCCGAATCATTTTTCCCCTCACTCTATAATCTATTATAGCATATAGTATCGGCAGGTCAAGGGGCAATTTTGAGAATTTCCTTCGGAACACTGAGCTTTTCCGACTTCATTGCTCTTTCCCCCATGCTAGCCCCAACACTGTTTCGCTCTCACCCTGCCCTACGTCTTTCGCTCCTCGCCAAAATTCGGCCTATCCTCGCCCGCAGGCCCGCAAACCGCGGCCAGGCCTTAACTTACGCACACGCACACGCGCACGCACGGGGGCAGGCCCCCCACACGGCGGTCGTGAAAGGGAAGTTACATGCTTGACCCAGGATTCTTTTTTCCAGTACGTTCCTATACACATAACGTGAGGAACGTACAGAGTATCGTAGCGTCTATTTCTGTCGTTCTGCTTGACACCACGTACAGTCTATAGCGTCAGCGTAGCGTCATCCTGGTGTTTAGCCTAACACCGTCGTTTTGCCGTCTCTTTTGTGTTCTGACGCGTTCTGGTTGGTAACGTGACTGATTATAGGCTTGTTAGCCGTTAGAATGAGTTATACGCGATTCTAGAGGCCTTTATGATGGTGTTAGGTTAGGGGTTAGGAAAACGGTGACGTGATGAGTTGGTGTACTGAGGAACGGCTTATTGGATTTGCGCCGTTCCTAGTAAGGAACTTCGTACTGCTTGGCTTTTTCTGGGGAGTTGGGTTGGCACGGCACTGGGTGGTGTGCCGAGCCAACAAAGGAACTGCGTACTGTTTGGTCAACGGTCTGTGGCGCCATGTAGGCGCCATGATGGATGAAACGGAGACGAAAAGGGGCGAGGAGGTGGTAGTGGGAACGACCACCTCATTGGCGCCTTTTCGGTAGTGACACCCTGTAGGGAGTCAGGATGACGCCAATAGACGTAGGCGAAGACACGTCAATCTGGTCTGGATGACCACTACGATCATTCACGTCGTCTGGTTGTGAACATGTCACAACCATTTCGTCGTGATAGAATCGAAGAGTGATACAATCTGTAGTGGTAGTCCTACACCTATCGGTGAAGTACTACCATTACTAGCGGTTACTGTAGTGTAGGTATCCATCGGAATGGATACCCCATTGGGAGATGGTATCATGCTGGCGCCGCTGGCGAGACTGGCGTCTCTTGCGGCTTACTGTGGCGTTAGTGAGTGGTGTGGGTGTGGAGGATTGGTAGTAGCTCCACACCCCACCACGGTGGAAAATCACCCGTGCGAAACGGATGTGTAGCACGGGGCACAGCAGTATGAGTCGCGCCAGCGACGAATTCCTCTGGGCTTCCTGCATATCGGAGTGTAACCCAGTGTAACCCTGTGTAACCCTTGGTAACCAGTGGTTACACTCATGGAATAGGCTTTTTCTCCAGGCCAAAGGCCTGTAGTGTAACCTGTGTAACCCTTGTCTTTACCTTTTTATACATGGAATATGGAAGAAAAGAGAGAAGATATAGGGAATGGTTGCACTAGGGTTGCACTTCCGTGCGCTGTTGCGTCGTAAGTTACGCATAACCGTTCACTTACGCAAAGTGCAACCCTAGTGAAAGGGTGTCACTCAAGGGTTGCACAGTGACACCCTTAGAGGTAGTCACCAATCGAGGTGTCAAGCGTCAGCGCGTTTTATCGTGTACAGCGTTCCACGTGACGACCTGCGTTTATCGACCAGGATACCGTCGTCACGCAAGTCGTTGACGATCTGCGATAGGTACATGCCGAACCGTATGGAATTGACGTTGTGGGCAGCGAACTCCTTGGCGATGCCTTCGTATTCGTTCAACTGCCTCACGATCTCCAGTGTCGTCCCTTTTAGCACTGCATCGGGATGGCTGGCAAATAGCTCACGCAGCATCCTACCCACGATGTTAAGCTCTATCGCCTCGTCTTTCACGACTACGCTATTCCCAACCATCGCCGATACACAGGCATCCATGTCGCCATAGACGTAGGCACAGGCCGCCGCCAGACGGCTGAACGCTGCACACCTGCCAATGCTGGTTGGAACCCCTGGATCAAACTCCGGGTCCAGGAACTTGGCGTATCCGCCCGCAAAGCATTGGTATAATCCGCCAAGTATGCGTGGCATGTCATTGTGGAATGACTTCCGTAGCTCAGTGGCGTCAACGTAGTTGCTAGGCTGCAAGGAACGGATTAGAATTGACCTGTTGAGCAAGTCTCCTGCTGACACCTCTGAGGATATCGAGTTAAGTATCACCGGCATGTTGATCTTGACGGGGATGTACACTTGCGTGTAGATCAAACGCACGTTCACCCGATACCCACCCTCAGCGATGCAGCACAAAAGATCGCTTGCGGCTCTTGACACTGACGAGACGTTGTCAATCAGCAGAACGTCAGTGTCACGAGTCGTGGCGTAGAGAGTTAGGTCATTCTGAAGTGAAAAGTTATGTAGAGAAAAATTATTGGTGAACCCTGGATCGATTAGTTTCTTGAGCATCCACGAGACTGTTGTCTTTCCAGACTTTGGAGGTCCCTGGAGTAGCAAGACATTGTAGAAACCAGAGTGCAACCAGGAAAAGAAAATAAACCCTAAGATTAGCTCACGGTCAGTTTCACTGCACGGGATATACTTCCAGAGTAATTCCAGGTCCGGGTGGCTAAAATCTGGTTCTGGTATCCACGTGCTGGTTTCGTAATCCTTGCTTGTATCGTTGATCCTTATCATGTGCACTGGCGCAACCGAGCTTACTGACACCTCTCCAGTAGGCTCGATTATGACATAGCATCCAGGCCTATGCTGCCTAACAATCCGTTTGTCTGGCAGTACTGCAGTCCTCCGGTATGCTGGTAGGATTTGGTCCTGGTCCTTCTCCGCCATGAAACGGTTAAACAGCATACCGACGAGGGTTGACACAAGCGTGGGGCGTTGAGGGCTACCAGTGAGACGCCTCAGTAAGGCATCTACGGCGCCATTTAGCGAGGCGCTGTCAATCTTCACCAGAGACAATTGTCCAGGCTTGTAGAACTCGTACCCCGCGTAGTACGTGTCATCACAACAGTAGAATGACACATCCTCCAACCACGAAACCAGCTTTTTTGGTAGGCTAGACCTACCAGAATTCGAGTTGCGGTTGTCTGAATTTTGGTCCATAAGGTGCTCCTTGTGCAGAAAGTCAACTACCCCCGGCTAAAGCCGGGAGCTTGTCCCTGGCGCTACACCGCTGAGGGTGCATCCGAGACGTATGGCGGGTTGACAGCCGCCCGGCGGGAGATGTTCACCGCCGCGATGTAGTCCGCGAATCCAGCGTATCCGCAGGACGTACAGGAGAACTTGCTTTGAGAGGGACGGTTGCGTTTGTCGATGTGACCACAGGCCGGACAGGTCCGGGAGGTATTGCGGGGATCGACCAGGACCACCGGCACCCCCGCCAACCGCGCCTTGTACTCGATGTACTGGCGCAATTGAGAGAACGACCAGCTATGCAGTGTCGCCCGCTGGTGGCGTCGAACCGTTCCCCGCTCGCGGATGCCGCTCAGGTCTTCGAGGGCAATCCCGCGTCCGGTGTCTTTCGCCTTGGCGACGATGCGCTTGCTGATCGTGTGGTTGGTGTTCGCGGCAAAGCGACGCTCCTTGCCCGCCAGTTTCTTGAGGCGGCGGCGCGCCGACTTCGTGCCCTTGCTTTGCAGCTTGGCGCGCAGGCGGCGGTGTCGGTAGCGCACGTTGTTCAAGGCGCTGCCGCTGTGGACTGTTCCGTCGCTGTCGGTGGCGATGTTCGCAATACCGAGATCAACGCCAAGCCAGCCTTCAGGGTCAATTGGCGCTTCGTCGGGAACGTCGCAGGTCGTGTACAGGTAGAACTCGCCCTTGCGATGCACCAGGTCGCTTTCGCCGCGCTGGTACTGAAGCAGCGCCAGTTGATGCGCGCCGGTCACGAACGGGATGGTCTGCCGACCGCCAAGCAACCAGATCGACACGGCGCTGTCGGCAAGGCGGAAGTTCAGGATGCGACTGTCATACGGTACAGCGCCAAGTTTGCGAAACTGCCGCTTCGTCTTTTTGTCCAGCTTGTAGGCGTCAACGACCTTGCCGATCACGCGCACGGCCATCTGCGCAGACAGGCCAAACTGCTCGCGGACGGCGTAGTACGTCAGCCTGTGGACAGGGACGCGGCCAAAGGTCTTCTGCTGCCACGCCACGTCACTGACGTAGTTGGCCGCCTGATTGGCTGCCTCCATCGTCTGCAACAGAAGTTCACGTTGTTCGTCAGTCGGGAGCAACTTGACTTTCGCGGTGAGTTTCATGTTTCCAGTATAACACAGACTCCAAGCAAATTCAACATGTTGAAAGGAGGCAGGGCGCATTCCTCCCCCGGCTAAAGCCGGGGGTCTCCTGCGCCGGTTTTTATGACTGAACGCAAGCCCCTCTGTCGAAAATTCCGACTGCTTGCCTATTGACAGGTGTACGAAACGTGGTATGATAAGGGTGCAGGTTGGGTCCTCCTTGTGCGACTCTTCAACGTCACGACGACACCGTAAGGGCATTAGCAAAACTGCCACGACCCGACCTGCTTCTTTATGACAACAATGGCGCGAGCCACGCGATAATGAACGAGTACCTGGCGGAGCAAGTCCTGGAATTGCTCGAAGAGCATGGCGACAATTGGAAGGTGCCGTTCGACGACCTGCTTAATCTCATCAAGCAACGCACCGGATTTGACGGCACAACGTGGCTCCTGTCAGAGCAACTTCTTGGCGGAATTGTTTGAATTGGTACAGGAGACAAGTTATGGCGCAAATTTCTATTGCTGAACTGGTCAAGATCGCTTCCAAGTTGCTGAATCTGTCGAAACTGCCCGAATGGGCGGATGCATTGGCGGTTAGGCAATGGCTTGGTGCAGTCCTGGACTTGCTGTCTGAGATTGCCAGCATCACCAAGACGGAACAAGATGATGACATTGTGGAAGTGCTGGAGCATATCCTAGCTGATGACGCAGTCTATGATGGCGTTTACCAGCTAATTTACAAGCTGGCTACCGGGGGGTATGCAGCATCGGAGCTGGTTTATTCTGATACCCCTCCGGTGCCACTGGCTGCCATTGACCCGCGGCTGCTAATGGTTATCCTGCAAGTGGTTAAGGTACTGATTGAGTACTTCTCCGAAAAGTAAGGTGACCCATGACGCTAAGAAATACGCTCCTATCGCTATTGCTACTGGTGGTAACGGCTGGCTGGTGTAGTCCGGCAGACTTGCGTATCGTGGCGCCGGATACTGCACTAACCGGCGACCTAGTGCTACTCAGAATCGATAGCGATAAACCACCCGAAAAAGTAGTGTGGGCGGTTTGCGGGCCGTCTGAAAACACTTGGGTTGCTGTAGAAAACGGCACAGCGTGCATTTTTGCCAACCGGAGACCAGGAAAGTACAGCTTTTTCGCAGCCGTACTCATGGACTCAGAGCTTACCATGCTCCGGCATGACCTGGTTCTGAGTAACGACGACAACCCGCAACCTGACCCCAACCCTGACCCGCAACCTGATCTAACCAAGTGGGCTGAACTGGCACGTGCCAAGGCAATTGAACTAGTCCCTGAACCACGTAAAGCGGAGGCATTGAAACTTGCTGATGCAATTGAAAAGGCGACTCAGACGAGCGTTGACTCACTGCGCAAGGCACGCGAGACTATGCGGCAAACCAACCGCGAAGCACTTGGTGTAGCCTACGTGAGATGGTTAGAATGGTCTGACGCAATTGGAGATGAACTGGAAAAGAAAGCATCCGAGATTGTTGACGTTTCGGCTTACAACCAGATTATGAAACAGATTGCCGAAGGACTTCGCAACGTACCTGACGACAAACCTAGGACTGTCAGCACAAGCAAAGTAAGCACACAGCGGTCAAACCAGTGTAGCAATGGAACATGTCCACCATATGCACTTAGGTACCGATGGTAGGCAACGCGAGGGCTGGGGGACAGCAAAGTGCTGTGGTTTGCGGGGAATCGTCGCTCGGATACACGTGCCAACATGGGCTACGCAATCTTCCATCCCCTAGATGCAACCAAAGAGAATGGATAATTATGTCCGGAGACATTCAATACTATGGCGGCTGGATTGGCCCTACCATGGCCATGTACGAGCTTGATCTAGCCCGCCGTGAAGGTAATGTAGTAACCATGCAGGAAGCCAAGGAACGTGGCATCCTGACCATTCCGCCCATGGCAGGATCGGTCGGCTCTAAGCCAGTCTGGGAACTGGATAAGATGGTGATCGGACGCCAATGGCTACCAGGAAAGCAGGAAATCGGTGATTGCGTGTCCTGGGGCATGAAGCACGCTGGCGAAGTACGCAACATCTTCGAGATTGCCAATGGTCAGGAAGAGAAATGGCGACCGTGGTTTGCACCTTGGATTTACGCCATTAGCCGCAACCAGATTGGCGGCGGGAGAATCGCTGGCGATGGCAGCCTAGGTATCTGGGCAGCCAAAGGTGTGGCGGAATATGGTGTACTGTTTGAGGATGACGAGGGGGTTCCCAAGTATAGCGGATCGATTGCCAGGCAGTGGGGATCGCCACGTAACGCTGGCGATAATCCAGTGTACAAGGACTTCTTCGATGTAGCGCATGACAACAAGTGCTACTATGTGGAGACGAAGACGGTACAGGAACTGGTCGAGATGATTAAGGTCTATCGCCGTCCAGTTACGATTGCCTCGATGCGTGGCTTCTACATGAAGCCGCGTGAGTACAAAGGGTACCATGTCTTCACGCCAAGTGGTCAATGGGCACACCAGATGTGCTGGATTGAGTATAACGAGGAACTTCCGGCGTTGTACAGAATGAATTCCTGGGGTCCGGAGGCGCACGGCAAACCGCTACGTGGCGAAACACCCGGCGGGGCGTGGAACTTACTGGACGACATCGACTACGAACTAAGGGCATTCGACGTTGAGGCGTTTGCGTTGGTAGAGTTTGAAGGGGAACCAGGAAAGCCGGACTGGAATCCAATTTGAAAGACAACAGCCAAACCGACAAGCGGTGGTCAACAGGCGTAGCAGACACCTGTATGATATGGTACGCACGCCCTGAGAACGTGGTGTCCAATCCAGAAGAGATGCGTAATGCCCTTGTGTCGATATTGTCCTCTGCTGAGATATGCGGAAGCAGAAAGCCTGACAGGATAGAACTCACAATGCTTGGTATATCCTTGGTGTGGCAAGATGAGTCAGCACGTAAGTATGGGGTTTTCGTTGATATCGCTGGTGGAATTCATGACTTCATGGTGTTATGAGCAAGTTTAGGTGGCGTGACTACCAGGTAATATCGTATCCATCATCAGTAAATAGCATGGCGGAGCGCGATCAAGAGCGCATCGACAGAATAGCCAGAGAGAATAGATGGGATAGGAAACTTGTCAGACAGATACTCAAGACGTACATGTCTGAGGTACGCCGCGACTTATGCGAACACCTATGTGCCTATGTGCATGGACTTGGTGGAATGGCATGTATGCCAGAAGAGACTCCGGCAGATGCGGTAATGATATGCCATAAGTCACACGTAATAACCAGTTGCACCAAGGTGATTTCCAGGGCTATCAAGCGGCATCCAGAATTGCGTAGAATGCCAAGGAAAATGTTGATTTCAATTGTTGAAGCCGATAAGATGATGAGTATAGAGGGGTGGAGGGAAGTAATTGAGGAAGAGATTAATCGAAGGAATGCTGCATTCAAACGAAGGAAGGACAAGACATGAGTGACGAAGACAAAAAGACATTTGGAACAGATGATGCGCTCGCATCTATTGACGATGACGACAGTAGAGTCATCGACGACAATGACGATGATGATTTGGTAGTCAACGACGATGACGATGATAATGAACCACAGGATAATGATAAAGAGCCAGAAGGTGACGACAGTGGAAGTGGATGCGATACCTGTCAGCACGGATTGAGGGACTTCATCAAAGAGCAATTTGGTGAAGACCTATCGCATTACGCTGACGACTATGAGTTGATTAAGGCGTTGGTAAACGCCAAGAAGATGGTTGGTCAGCGTAGCGATGAGGCTTCGGCGCTACGCAAACTTCGTGAACGGTATGGCAGTGAGTTTGTAGATCAATTGCTCAATGGCACTGTACAGTTGCCTCGTGATGATCCGAAGCGCAAGACAGAGGATGATGGTGAAGTAGAGTTTCGTGATGAGTGGCTGATGATGGTAACGCGTGACGAGAATGGCAATCTGGTGCCAGTTCCCGGCGCGGACAAGGACATACCTGAGAAGATTCTCAAGTTCGCCAAGTACCGGGAGAAACTACTCAATGACTTCGCACGCAACCCCAAACGGTTCATCCAAGGACTTATCGCGGATGAAGTTGCCAAAATCACTGCCAAAGTCGTCAGCGACGGAATCGGACAAGCAAGCAAGGCAGTCGCTCTCCAAGACTTTGCCACCCAGCATAAGGAATTGTTGTTCCAAGGGGGCGACCCGGAAGCAGGGATGACAGAATTTGGAGAAGAGCTGACGGCACTGGCCGATCAGCTGATAGAAAATGGTATAAATGACGAATATAAAGCCTTGCAGTTTGCTTTTGAGGCATTAAAAGGTAGAATTCCACAGGCGAATAAAACTAAGCAGCCAGCAGCATCGGCCTATCATGCTCCACGAAAGACGAGTAAGAAAGAGCAGGTGACCGTAGTTGACCTCATCAAAAAGGGGTATGGTCTGGCTGAGGCAATCGAGATGGTTGCCAACGGCGAATAAACAATAGCGAGCTAGCGCGGGGGGATACGTGGGACACCCGGGAATCTGGCCCCATTACGTATCCCCATAGCTCGCACCCCGTCCGCGCAGGGGCGACCGCGTGCGTTGCGGTGAGAGTATTGTCTGAACATAAGGAGCAGTGATATGGCCGTAAAGACTACGAGACTTACCTCTCTAGAGATCAATACGTACATCCAGCAGATTGCCGAGCCGATCATGCGTAATGCAAAGATGCTCGGGATTCTGAAGGCGTACAACAGAATCAGCTTTAACCATGATGATTCTGACATCCGGTGGCGTGTACGGTTTGCCCGTAACCAGCCATCGCCCAACCCAGGCTTTCCAACCGAGGTGACATTCAATGCCCCGGTTAGGCACAAAGAGGCGGTACTTCCCTGGCGCAGCTATGCGATGGGTGAGTACATCCACAAGGTTGAGAAACTTGTCGGCAGATCGAAAGCTACTCAGTTTCCGCGGCTGGTGGAAAATATCGTGAGATGGGCAATCGAGGACTTTCAGCTCTACATGCAGCAGAAAGTCTATGCCGACGGTGATGCCGATGCCATGTCGATTCACGGTCTAGAATCGATGTTCGCAGTGGGTTCAGCCATCCAGGAAGGTGGCAATGATACTGCGGTGTTTGCACCAAATGATAACTACGCCGGTTTGAGCACCGTGCTAGGTGCATTTGGTGGCAGTGTATCGTCCGGTGTATTTCCTACTGGTGTTATGGACCCTGAGTACTGTGCGTGGTCTCCACTGATTGTGAACTACGAGCATACATCGATCCAGACTAGTGGTGGACCGACTGATAAATGGGAGAACGGCTGGCGGAAGGCTGTACGCTATGCGCGTACATGGCTTCTGGCAGTGCAGGGTGTGGAGCCAGAGGTTATGGTTCTGCATCCTGACCTGGAACGTAAGGCACGTGACTCGACCGATCCTTACACCAGGCTAGAGGCTACTGCCGGTTCCAAGCTGATTGATCTTGGGATTCAGACTCTGCAATTCGAGGGTTTGGAAATGGTAGCTGACGCATACTGCCCATCTAAGACGGCATATCTTCTGCCGGTCAGTAAGATGGAGCTTAGGTCTATGCAAAGTCAGCTCGTAGCGTACGCTAAGACGACTGACGTGTACCAGGCAGATATGTTGATGTTCGACTTCTATGGCAATATGCGATATGAGTCGCCAGCGTTCTTCGCCAAACTAAAGGCCGCCACTTGATACAAGGAGTACCATAACATGACAGCACCGTATCCTCAGTTACCATTTCCGCGTGGTAAGACCTACAGCCAAGGCGTTTACACGCCTACTGCTACTGACGGAGCAAACCTTGAGGGAAAGCGCTTCACGGTTCCCGATGAGCGTAATCCGGGTGGTGAGAAAGTCCTCATGGTGGTTCGCAATGGTAATTCAGATGTTACCGTTGCGAAAAAGGTGGTTGGATTCTCGGCACTTGGTACTAAAGCTCTGAATGGAGCATGGCTAGCCACGTCGGGTGGCATCGGCAAGCCGATCGATGATGCTTATCCCGATGGGATGACAATTAAGGCGTACGACCTCTTCTACGTCGTGGACGAGGGAGTGGCCTTGGTTGGAAAGACAACAGCTAGTGGCTCCGGGTCTTCGTCTTCCTCGTCTTCTTCGTCTTCAGCAGCCTCTTCCACCATTAGCGCTGGCGACAAGGTGTATGCCAATGCTAGCGGACTGATCGACAAGACCGTCAGCAGCGGTTACGTTGTCGGGGCTGCCTATGCGACTGCTCAGGAGAGTGACGCAACAGTTCAAGTGATGGTTGGTCCAGGACTTGGACGGTGATCGAACGCAGCTACGGCGCTACCAAAGGACAGGCTGGTGGGGGCGGGAGAAAATCCCGTCCCCTTAACCAGCGTCCGCTATCAACGTCTGGTTTGGACTACTATCAGCCGCTTGCTATTCTCCAGGACTTCCATTCTTGTCGTGCTAAGTGGCGGATCATTACAGGAAGTAATCGATCTGGCAAGACGTTAGCCGGTGCCATTGAATTGTCACGGGCTGTTCTCGGACGTGATCCAGAGCACAAGTATCGGCGAGAGCATGGAGTGGCGATTGTAATTGGCCTCGATACGTCTCATATCGGGATGCTGTGGAGGAAGCTATCTATCCCCGGCGCGTTCAAGCTGATTCCGGATGGGGATGGATATCGCTCAGTTAGGCCAGCCTACCCGGGGGCGCCGGATGTGCATCCTGACGATCTGGCACGGATAGAGGAATGGATTGATGCTCCGCCGTTGATACCGGAAACGAGGATCGCTAAGGTATCGTGGTATGAACGAACACGTAAGATTCCAAGTAGAGTCGAGCTGGACAATGGCTGGTGCATCATGTTCATGACATCGCGTGGTGTCGTGAAACAAGGCGAGCACTATGACCTGGTCTGGATTGACGAGCAAATAAACAACGATCAGTTTTTCTACGAGGCAGATCGTGGCCTGGTCGATGTTGACCCACAGTGGAAAGCCCTTGGTATCTGGACGGCCTCACCACAAAAGCAGAACCCGTTGTTGTGGGAATTGTGCCAAAAGGCCGCTACCAGTACTGACATTGCTGTTTATCGCCTGCATGTAGCGGATAACTGCTACGTTGATAAGCAGAGCCTGGAAGGATTTTCGGAACGTCTTACGGAAGACGAAAGAGCCGTCAGAATAGATGGTGAGTTCGCTGTTGATCGATGGCGTATCTATCCCACGTTTGATATTACAGGCAAGCATGGCGTTGATCCGTTCAATGTGCCAGAGGACTGGACGATCTACATCGGACTTGATCCTGGTACAACCAATTGTGCTACGGTTATAGCAGCAGTACCACCAGAAGAAAAGAATGTGTACATTGTAGGTGAGGTACTGGTTAGAAACTCTGATGCCTATGTGTGGGCCAGTGAGTTAGCCAGCAATCCATTGGTGCATAGGTCTGAGGCCTGGATCATTGACACCATGGCTGGCAGACAAAAGGGTATCGGGTATTCGCTGACAGTGGCTAAGCAGTACTTCGAGGCCGCTGAAGCGATAGGTATCAGGCCGCGTGTGGTAGGTCCGCTGGCTGGATTCATTGCAGGGTGTGCCGTACCGGAAGTACGTATCGAGACGGTGAGACGGTACTTGGCGGCTACTGACGACCCCAATGCATTGCATTACGGTTTGAAGCTATTTCGTGGTAGGACAACAATGCTTGCTCACCAGATGCGGATAGCACAGTTTGATGAGAAGAACATCAAGAAACGCATCCGTGGTGAGTTCGACCTGTTGGATGCAATGGAGTATCTGCTGGCCTACAATCCACGACCAGTGGTAACAGTGAAGGATATCGTTGAATCTTCGGACAAGGTGTACCAGGCGTTTCTCAGGAAGCGTATCGAAAGATCGAGAACCAGATTAGATTTCTGTGGGGTGAGCCTTGGATAGTACAATTAGTGAATGCTACGAAAACGTGTCCATTGGTGACGTAGTAGAGGTTACGTTTGCTAACTCAAATGTAGCGCCAGTGTTAGGAATTATTACGTCGGTGGGATATGACTCAGTGAGTCTGATTTATTTTCCCAAGGTTGGTCCGGCTGTGGCACGCTATTCAGGAGCATGGAACATTAACGACCCAAGGATTCGGAGTGATGACGGTAAGGTACCCGACGTTGGTGCTAACAGGTGCCTCTTCAAGGTACTGAGGACGCCGATGTCGATGGTCGAAATGTCCCGTAAGTTAGATGAGTTGCAAGCTGAAGTGGAACGCTTAAACAATGCATTAAAGGTACTGCGCAGTGCAAAGCGAATGGCTACGGGAGTTGAGCAGTCTGTGGAAGAAACGTATTGACGAGGCCAAGGAAGTTAAGGCACGTCAATTCGGTGATGAAGCTGACACACTCTGGTCATTCCTAACCAAAGACTACCGAGACTTGTACATCGTTAGTGATGACACGATCATCACTGATTATAGTGCTGGTCCGTACTACAAGCCGCGTATCAACAAGTGCCGTGAGTTCGTTGATCTCTACATGCCGTTTGTGCTGGCCAATACGCCAGCACGACGGGTTAGCGTCAATAGGCCGGTATTCTCTGAAGAGGTCTATGCTCAGGCACTGGATGCGTTGAACGGAGTCACGTTTGGACAAGTTGACAAGTCCACCCGGAGTGCCCTAGAAACTGCCGCTGTTCTCCAGGAATGGTGGCTTAACTATTCTGCACGTGAGTATCAGTTACTGCGTGAGGCTCGTCTTGCGGTAACAGACGCATTGGTGAAAGGCCGTGGTCTGCTGTGGCATGGGCTGATTGATACGTCAGCCGGGATAATGCCAGCAGCGTTCTACGAGTCGGTGGACAATCTATTCATCGATCCCACGGCACGAACCATGCGAGATGCCGGGTACATCATTCGCAGACGCTACCAGCCAGCATGGTTGGTTGCGGAGCAGATGGGCATTGACCAGGACAAGCTGATTGCGATGTGTACCGGCAAGTACAGTGCCAGCTCTAGTGATGAGAAGTCCTCCGATGTTGAGATGGTGCAGTACTACGAGGTGTACTCGCGTATCGGCAGTGGGGCGCGTCTGGCAAAGCGTGATGATCCGCTATCTGAGGTTCAGCAGGCACTAGACGAGGCCGGAGCATATCTGTGGTTCCTAATTGCTGATGGTGGCGAGTATCCGCTTAATCTTGATCCGGACTTGATTCTTGGCAATCCAGACTTGGCACGGCAGGCTGTGCAATGGCCAGTGGCTACGTATGGTGACGTTATCAATCCGTGGCCGATGTCGGTGCTGGACTTCTATCCCAATGTCAACAATCCCTGGGCTACCAGTCCTCTTAAGTCTGGTCTGCCATTCCAGGTCTTTCTTGACCATCTCTATGGGTACGTGGTATCGCAGGCACGGCGTGCTACCCGTCAGGTGGTAATCGTTCCCGAGCATATCGACAAGAGGCTGATTGATGCTGTGATGGGGGACAAGGACTTCGAGGTTGTCCCAATCAGCGTTAGCCAGACTACAGACTTTGCTAACGAGGTGTACCATATCATTAGCTTCCCGAGTGTTCCATCAGACATGTGGCAGATGATATCGCTGGTGGAGCAGAGATTTGAAAAGGCGGTTGGTCTTGATCCAGTGTTGTATGGTGCACAACCTGAGAAGCAGTTACGAAGTGCTACTGAAGTCCAGGTGAGGTATCAAGCGGCTACTGGACGTGCTCAGTACATGGCTGAGCATGTAGATGAGTGGATGGGGATGGTAGCGTCAAAAGATGGACTTTTATCGAGGCTACATGTACCATTCACACAGATAGCTGGGTATTTTGTAGAACCCATCTTGCAAGGGCCTGCGGGGCAGCCCTTGCCGGGTGGGCCGCTGTCTGCCATTTGGGGAGCAATTGTCAACACGGACGATCCAGTACAGGCCAGTCAGGACTTCTTCTTTGATGTTGTGGTGGGTAGTGGCCGTCGCAAGGATAAGCAGCAGCAGTCGATGGCGGCTCAGATGATCGCGCAGACATTGATGCCTGTTGCGTTGCAAGTGGCTAGCCAGACTGGAGACTTCACGATATTCAATCGGGTATTGGAACGTTTGTCGAACGCGATGGATTTGGATTTGGGAATGTTCAGAATGGAACCGCAACCTGTAGCGATGCCACAACAGACTGCATCGGTGCAGGTAGCACAAGCACAGGGGAGATGAGGCGATGGCAAAAGAAAAGTGGATTCAAGGGGCGATTAAGCGGCCTGGTGCTTTGACTGCCAAGGCAAAGAAGGCTGGTATGACGGTGGCCGAGTATTGCCAGCAGGGGCATGAGGATACGGCCACTAAGCGGCAATGCAACTTGTACTACACGTTGCGTAAGCTGGCGAGCAAGAAGGGCAAATAGTATGGCGGACTTCAGTAAGTTTCGGAACGAAAAGTATTGCTGCAACATCGTTGGTGATACGTTTCGTGACAATGACAATCCATTCCGGGGAGAGGATGAAGCGTCTCGCAGGATGCTGAGCAAGATTTGCCGCAGGAATGGTGGCAATCCAGAGCGTGGGCACTATTATCCACAGCTGGCACGATTCCCTGGTGACCCGGAAGCGTTTGTAGAAAGCAAGTCCGACATTCGGAAGTTAGCTGCTAAGCGCAAACTGAAGTGCGATGGCATCGTAGAATGTGACTTCCTGGAGAGGAAGCCACCGCCTAGCAAGTATCAGGTAGCGGACGACATCGTTGACCGTGAACTGGAGAAAGAGATCAAGCAGAAGCACGGCGGGAAGGTTAGCAAAGCCAAACGTCGTGAGTTACGAGAGGCCGTAAAACAGCGCTTATCTGGAGCCGGTACTTGAACACCTATTCAGACCTGTTAGATTCGATTGCCAGAATAGTCTATGGGCACGGGTTATCTGCTGCGGCGGATCAAGTGCGCATGGCGGCTAGCATGGCATTGGATCAACTGCCTACCATGGCGCCGTGGAATAGGTACAAGATACTGTCACGGGTGCATATCAATGGCGTGGTTACCGGCAAGGCTGAATGGACTGATGGCGAGCTGGTGCGTGACGGTGGCGATTGGCCGAATTGGTGTGGAAATTGTACCATCGTTATCAACGGATGGCGATGCCAGATCAGGGCGGTGGGTGGTGACACGGCGACGTTGAGTGTTACTCCGCCAGCACATGTCAGTGGTGAAGTTAGCTACGTCCTCTACCACGACTATGCCAAGCTGCCGGATGACTTCATTGTCATGGATGGGCTGCATTCCTTCGATCCCCCATTGCAGTTAGAGCCTAGCGACAGGTGTGAAGTGTACCGTCAGTATGGTCCTCAATTGCCTGGGGCAATGCCCAATCGATTTGCGATTGAGTCTGAAGCTGAAGGCCACGCGATTAGACTGTACCCGCCACCTGGTCAGCGATTAGTGCTGGACGTGATGTACCGCCGCAAGGTAGTGAAGCCGGTGCATAGTGGTAGGGATGCCGTCAACACACGCGGTACGATATCCACTGATGGAACGTCAGTGACTGGTA